GTAATTGTAGTTATTTTTGGTTCCACGTTCTACGATTGAAATCAGATTACTGTTTATGATTGCAATATTATTATTTGCTTTTGTTAAATCTGCTTTTACATTTCCTAATTTGCTACTTAGTTCAGAATCCCTCCTTTTACTGGTTGATAAAGTTACATATATAAAAGTGCATAGCAAAAACACCCGACCAATGCCGAGTGTAAATAAATAAGTTTATTTACTTATGCGCTTAAATATTTAAAGTGATGATACCGTACACCTTCCTGATTCACTGTACAATATCGCATGGTTGTCTCTGACTTTGCGTGTCCCGCAAATATCATAGCCTCCTGCAGAGGCATTCCGCGGTTCAATGCATTTGTCAGAGCCGTCCTCCGGAATCGATGCGGATGCGCATTTTCTACGCCCGCCTTCTCTCCGATCCGCCGGATGATATCCTCAATTCCTGTTTTCGTCAGCCGGCTATTCGGTTTCTTACTTCCGACAAATAGTGCCGGATCATTGTCTTTTCTGCTTTCCAGATATTCTTTCAGGTACATGTTGGTTCGTTCATTGATGTACACCGTCCTTTCTTTCGCTCCTTTTCCATACACGATCAGCTCTTTATTCGCATACCGGATATCTTCTCTGTTAATCTCTGAAAGCTCCGATACTCTGACTGCTGTGCTATATAGGAATTCTAGTAACGCTTTATCCCGAAGACTGCTGCATTTACGCAGCATCCGCTCCCGTTCTTCATCAGTATATGGTTTTCGGATCTTCTTTTCTACTTTGATAGATTCCACCAGCACCATCGGATTTCTCCGAATCCGGTCGCGATCTCGCAGCCATCCGAAGAAACTGCTATACACTGCCCGGACATTCTTTAATGTCTGGTTTGCTACCTTGCGGATCATTTTATAAGTCCGCATGAATCCAGAGATATCTCCTGAATCTATATTCTTCACTGGCTTATTGATATAGGTCAGTAACCGAACTAGTTCATACCGATATTGCTTCACTGTCTTTGATGCTTTTCCTTCCAGTGCTTTACTCATCAGAAACTCTTCCAGATCCACTTCCCAGCTCCTGTCTACAACCTGCAGATCCGTTTCCTGAATTACTCTGCACCCGGTAAATGTCATCTGCAGCACTTCTTTTAGCTCCCGCAGCTGTACTTCATCAAGAATCAACTGCATTCTTCGCAATACATCCATTATTTTTGCTTCCATACGTTGCTCCTTTTTGCTTTCAGTATACCAACTGGCATACTGAATTAAGTAGCAATTTAGTAAATGCCAAAAATAAATTAACCGCGCTTTCCGATTCCATAAATAATCTTGGCTCGACAAAAACTGTAAAGTTGGCAAACAAGTCATCCAGTAATGGTGTTGCAACCTATACAGACTATGTAACATTACCTTCTGCCGGAAGCTATGTTATCTATTGCAATGCTACAATGAGTGGAACACCGACATCTGGAGTATCAAATTTAGGCATACAGGTAAATAGTGTAGATGGAACCGGTGGTTTTCATTCTGTCGGCAGTTGCTCGCACAATGGTTTCGCTATAGATTTGAATGGATTCTACGTTCTTACAACAAAAGTATCCAATGAGAAAATCCGATTAAGGCTATATCAGAATGGCGGTTACGCAGAAACATGGAAAAATATATCGGTTTATTATAAGAAGATCTTGTAATCACCGAAATTATTTTATACGGGTTGCCGTAATTTCTACATCATTCACCGTTCTGTTATGGCTACTCCATATAGCCAAACCATACGTGCCGGCATTTACGGACGCAACGAAGGTATGTGTGCACGTCGGATAAAAACCAGATCCGAAATAAATAAGAGAAGTACTTTGTGCCTCCCACCAAGAAACACCAGTAACGCCAAGGGTAAAAGCATCGAGGTTTTGTCCTAATGCCTGCGGCTTTGCAGTGATTGTAAAAATGTACGTACCTTTTGGAAGTGTAACTTTTGCAACATTATTTACCCAGTTATTAGCATTTCTATAGCTGTAACTAGCTGTTTTTCCAAAATACTGCGTTCCTATAACACCTAAGCTGTTATTTGCTTTTGACAGGCCGGCAGTTGTCTCTGTTAATTTGCTACTTAATCTAGAAAGTCCATCCGTCACACTCAACAAACTCTTCACTTCTGTAACATTGATTCCATCATAATGCACTTCAAAAGCCGGGCATTCATCCACAAGATCTCCATTCTGCAAATTTCCCGAAGTGTATGCCGGCACTGTCGGATTACTTGCAACCGGTTTTCCCTGGATTACCTTCCAACTGCAGTTTTCAACCTCTGTCTCTGCATTTCTGGTATACCGATTTACAATAAGATCAATCCTTTTCATTCCCTGACTTCCATTTGTCAGTGTAACCTCATCATAAGTACCAATATCCACGCAAGATATACAGCCGTGATGCGCCATCATCCCACTTCGGATTTTCAGCAGATTATTACTGCTAAGTTCCGGCTTCAGATTCTCTCCGCTTGTTATAATATAACTCCCCTGCCCGATAATCCCCTCCAGCATCTGCCGGAACTGCTGCGAAGTCACATGTGGTGATCCAGTTCTTCCAGATACAATTTTCATTCTTCATCTTCTCCTTCCAGTTTATAAGTAATTGATTCCACATCATTCGTAATCTCATAAATGATATTTTCGATTGGTTTTGACATATACATCCCAGTCAGGTAATCCCTGCCACCGACAATATCTCCAATCCCAACCTCGATTCCAAGCTTTGCAACATCCATCTGAAATGTCTTTTTATTCATCAGCTTCTGCAATTGTTCCACGGACGTTTTCTCCAGCTCTGCTGTTTCTGTGCTCGTATTTTCGTACACTGCTGAGATCTCATTCAGTCCTTTGTAATACTGCGTCTTTCCAATGCTTCCATCTTTCTGCGCATACAGATGGAATACGTTCCTCTCCTGCATTTCCCCTTTTCCGGTTACGATCAGATGATTTACGCCATTTTGTTTATCATCCATCGTGAAATTCAGGCGACTGTCCTGTGACAATTCAATCTGCGCAGAATAATCAGTAATCGGAACTGCTTCAACCAGAATATAACATGGTTCGTCCTGTTCTTTGATCAACCGGATCTGCAGGCGGTATCCAACACTTTTCAGCATTTTGGTAAGACCTTCCAGTAATGTACAGTACCGGTCAAATTGAAAATTCTTTACAGATATACCCGTATCTTCTGATGAAACTCTGAATAATCCATCAAACTCCGGCTCGATCAGTGTTTTCATTACCTGATTCAGTTCTCCGGATACTGTTTTATAATCCGATCCGGCAGGCGGCTCGATCACCTTATACTGCAGTCTTCCCCGCCATGTGATTCCCTTCAGCTCCACATAATCCAGCGTTGTATCTGTCAGCACCTCTCCGATAATGCCTCCATATTCTGTCTCCGTAATATACACATAGCTTGAAAAGGTCAGCTCAGGGTACCAGTTCGACCTTGCAATCTGTACAGAGAATTCGTACTCGCCATTCGTATCCACTGTGATATTTGAGTCCAAAATCGCTCCAAGTTCTCTTCCATCACTATCTGCAAGAATTATGTCCTTTACCACGGCGGCTCCCTCCTGTTCAAAAATAAAGTCAGGTCAAATCCATAATCCCCGGACCAGTTAATATTTAAAAGCCCGGATGGTATTCTCTTGAAAACAGTTTGTTTCTGCGCTCTCTGATTAAATAAATTTTGTACCGTTCCATTCGTCAAATACCTTCGGATCGTTCTTCTCTGGCTATCTATGATCAGATATTCCCTGCTTTCAAGCGTTACGAAAAACTCATAAGGATAATCGTTGATCAGAATCTTCGGATTTACACATGGTCCGTAAATGATCATCCGGTACTCGCTTGGAATGATGTGATCAACATCCCATGCTGCGATTCCTCTTTTTTCTCCGGCAAAATCAAACGGATAGTCATACTGAAAGTTGATTCCGGATGCTGCCGTTTCTTCCAATTGTGGAAAAAACTGTCTTGTCGCTTCTACTACCCATACAAGTTCCGGAGTCTGGAAGGTGATCTCCACTTCCGAATACACATATCCCTTCCATCCTTCTTTCGCTGACTTCAACACCTTGCATCTTAAATATGCACCATTCACGTACAGTTTCCCGTAGGTATCATTTTCTGCATCAACCGCAATGATCCGGTATAGCTGCTCCATATTCGCCTGAAATTCTTCCCGCTTTCCAAACACATCAATCGTCACTGTTTTTTCATATCCGTCCGAAGACTCTGACCAGTCCGCATCGAACCAGTCAGTCTCCGTTGTACGAAAAGGAGCTTTCAAAAGATTCAGCTTTTCGCCGTTCATATTTTCATAATACACAATCATACCTGTGGCACTGCTCCTTTCGGTAATGGTCTGTCTATCCGTTTCGTATCCAGGAATACCGGCTTGTTGCCATTTTCTTTTGCAATCTTCCTCTGGATACGTTCAAATCTGTCGTAATCAAATCCTTGATCCTTAAAGATCGGATTATTCTTTATTCCGCCTACCGTTTTATCCGGATTAACGGATGTTGTAAGCTGTACACTTCTTTGCAGACTCTGAACTGCTTTTTGTACTCCGGCATTCATGGAGCCGACCGGAATATTCTTCTCAAATCCGATTCCCATACCAAGAGCCATCATCTTACCAACCTGGTCCCGGAATACTCTCGATGGAGAATGAATACCAAGTTTTGACTTGATTGCATCTAATGCGCTACTTGCCGCAGATGTTGCCGCGCTGATCAGGCTTCCTACCGCACTGGATATACCACTTGCAATTCCGGAAATGATATTCATACCAACACTGCCCCAGTTTACACTGGTAAATGCATTTTTGATCTGGCTGATCATTGATGGAATCTTACCAAGTAACGCCGGGATTCCCTGAACCAGTCCGACTGCGAGCTGCGTGATAATCTTCACACCAGTCTGTATGATCTTCGGCAAATTCGTGATAATCGTAGATGTCAGCTTGCCGATGATAACCGGTGCTTTCGCTGCCACCTGCGGAATCGCGTTTGCAATTCCCTGTGCCAAGCCTTCCATTAACTGTAATCCGGAAGTTATTAACTGCGGAAGATTACTGATCAGCGACTCAACCAGAGTCAGAATCATCTGTACTGCTGCCGGAATTAACTGCGGAAGTTGTGCGCCCAGGCTGCCTACCAGAGTTGCTATGATGCTTGCGCCTACGGAAATGAGCGATGGTAGATTTGCCGTAATCGCATTCATCAATCCCAAGATCAGGGTTGCACCTGATGAAATCAGTCCCGGAAGTGCTGCTGTGATTCCTGCTCCAAAGTTAGATATGATCTCCGGTCCTTTGGTCTGCGCCAGAAGCAGGATCTGGTCAATCTGTGTACCAAACTGACTGTAAACCAGTCCAAGACCGGCTACCACAACGGCTGCAACTGCACCGAAATTCATCAACCCTACAAATGACGGAATAAAACCGGCTACCGTTCCGAGCACTCCCCGCAGAGCAGAACCAATCTGTCCGCCCCATGCTCCCAGATAACCGGCAGTATCTCCAAGTAGTGAAAACGCGCTTGTAATTCTGGGGATTTTTGATGCGATTGCAGAACCGATTTTGCCGACTGCCCCACCAATTTTTCCCGGAATACTGGAAACGACCTTGCCGATTTTTCCGACAGTAGCTGACAATTTCGGAGTCAATACCTGAAACGGTCCCGTAACTGCACTGCCGATCCCTTTCAGGCTACCCGTAAAATCTTTCTGAAAATTTGTAGCCGATTTTGTTGCACTTTTGAATCCCTTCGGAAGCTTTCCAAGCTCAGACAAAACACCAGTTGTAAGTCCGCTGAATCCGGATACGGCTGACTGTACATTACCGATCTGTGATCCGAATAATGAGATCACCGGTCCGGCTCCTGCAAGCACTGCTACAGTCTTGCCAAGATTCATGAGCTCATCCGTGCTCATATTCTGCAGCTTATCGGCTAACTTTCCAACACTATCCGTAAATCCCTTTAGTTGCGGAACTGCATCTCCAATTTTTCCGGATAAAGATTCCACCACATCCATTCCGGTCTTTCCCAGACGCGGAATCATTTGGCCAAGATTATTTAAGATGTTCTTTGCCGCTGTCCAGAATGTATCAACCAAATCATTCGCACTTATTACGCCAGCTTCAAAATTCTCCCAGGCGGCTTTTGCAGAATTGACAGAACCTTCAATTGTTGTGGATGCTTCTTTTGCAGAAGTCCCTGTGATTCCAAGATTTTGCTGGACTTTGTGAATCGCCTGAATCATCTGATCAAACGTTATATTATCCAGATCTTCTATCTTTTCGTTTAAGATACCAGAATCATTGATCAATCGGATCATTTCCGACTGCGTACCACCATAACCTAATTTAAGGTTATCCAGCATCGTATAATTCTGCTTTGCAAAACCTTGATAGGCATTCTGGATATCCTGCATATTCGTACCCATCTTATTGGCATTATCTGCCATATCAATGATCGCCATATCTGCTATCTCTGCAGCCTTTGCAGTATCTCCGCCTAAGCCCTGTAGTAATGATGCTGAAAAGCTTGTAACCGTTGACATGTAATCATTAGCAGAAAGCTGTGCTGTTTTGAACGCATTGTTTGCGTTCCTGATCACTGTCTTGGCACTATCTTTAAATAGTGTCTCTACACCACCGACCTGCTGCTCCATATTGGCGACTACACCAAGGGAAGACTTTACAATCGCCGCTGCTCCAGCTCCTACAGCTGCAACAGCTCCGGTCATTGCCTTGCTGACTACAGATAAGCCACTTTTTCCAAGACTTCCAAGCTTATTTATGCCTTCATTGAACCCACTCTCATTGATTTTGGTATCAAAATTCAAATATCCATCTGCCATACTATCATCCTTTCTGATAGCACGGCTCAAGGGCTCACAAGTGCTTAATTCTTAATTTTTATCTCCACCTCCCGTCGGCATTTGCGGCATTTTACATACAGTCCGCTGCACACTGCAGTATCTGCGTAAACAAGCAGATGCTGACCGCAGTACGGACACGGATACCACTCACGCCGTGTCGGTATTTTAATTTCCATCATGAGAACATATCTCCAATCTCATAATCATCAAGCTTTCGCTGTTTCTTTTTCAGCGCAACAGCTCTCTGGATCTTCTTGATCCGTTTACGTTCGTCCTTGTCCCGGATTGTTCCAGGATCAATCGAACGATACATAATCCGTTGTTTAATCTCTGTACCATCCGGCAACCAGTCAAACAAGCTCCGGAACTCCCACCAGTGCATATATTCAATCTGCTGCAGGTCGATTCCATATGCCTCCCGGAACGCTGCATAAATGCAGCCGGCATCTTCCGAAAAAGAAAATACCGGCTTCCCATTTTTCTGCTGCTCTTCCTCTTCATCTTCCAGATCATCCTGGTACATCCTTTTGCACATCAGGAAATCTCCGAGTGCATAAATTGCAGCTTCAATATCTTCCGGAACCTGATCCAGATACCACTGCAACAGAAGTCCACATTTGATCTGCCACGGAACCGAGTCGTCTTCAACCAGCTCCGTAAAACGGATCCATTCGCGGAAATCTGTCACGATCGGGTAGTACTCCCCGTTCACTTTGACTTCTTCCGGAAACTGCTCATATAAAATATTCATGCTCTGCTACCTTCCGGTATTGGAATATTTTCCCTTACCATACCGTTTCTGGTAGTTTCTTCTCTGCTGACGGTTTCCATTTGGCTGTGACTGCGGATGCGGGAACTGCTGCGTTGTATTTTGATTTGGTACATACTTATCATATTTATCGTCCAGTTTCTTTGCTTCTGCTGTTTCAAAGTCTAACAATGATTCAGCCGCTTCAGTGCACAACTTGATGCTGTTCTTTCCGCAAAGGATACGCTCCCCAGCTCCATCGCCAAAAAGGGTATCGAAGAACACATAAAAACACGCGCACTGCGCGCGGATGATATCACTCTGCTTTCCGGTTATGGGAACCTTTTTCCCTGCTTCAAACATTTCTGCTTTTGCTTCCTCTAACACATCCAAAAAATCCGCATCCGTGAAATCCACTTCTGCTTCAAAATTTCCAAATTTCCAAAGGCTCATAGGCTCACTCTCCCATTTCTTCTTTATTCTCCGCCAGCAGTGAATGTACAGGTCTTCCATCCGTCTGTGGTGGTTGCAGTACCCTTTGTGATTTCTCCGGCCGCTTTAAAGCTGCCTTTGTAAATCAGGGCATCCGTACCGTCCCCTTCTGTATCCGGAATTACACTCCATGTTCTCTTTCGTGCGGTACAAGTTGTTTCCGATGTCTTCTGCTCAAACAAATCTACCACCACAATATCAACCTGTGCTTCTGTTCCGAGAATCTCATCATCGGTAATTGCTGCAATCTTTTCATGTACCGGATCATTGGTATACCGGTCAAATTCGTAATCGATCGCCGGTGCGTAACCAACTACGTCCGATCTTTCAGATGCTTCATCCACATACTGCCGGCTGTACTCTGTCGAGTTCTTTCCATCCGACAGCGATGTAAATCCCGTCATTCTGGTAAATGTTTCTCCTGATCCGTTAGCATCCATAAAAGCCACTCTCTTATGTCTGCCAACTAACATTTTTTCACTTGCCATTTCTTCACACTCCTTACTTATAAATCAATCTGCATATCATCTGATACCGTCCCAGATCGACCTCTGTACTAAATAAATAGCCGGACTGCAGCACTTCTACCCTGATAGCATCGTGCCCGTCCAGCTCTGGAACAATATCATTCAGGTTATTCTGTTCTGTCCACTCTTCAAAGTTCTGATAAAAACCACTGTTGGCAATACCGGTTCTGGCATCCCCATCGTAGGCTTCCTTACTTGTCAGAGCGAACTGGAACTGCTTCAGGCAGCTCCCGTCCACATATCTCTTGTAAATGGGATCTGCTCCAATCGGATCAATGGAATATTCCATTCCGTCACCCAGATAATCAATGTTGATCTTCCGGTTATCGATATCCGGATACATCCTCACATATTCCCGGATGCTCTCAATAATCGTTTTTCTTTTACTGTCCGGCAAGTTTCTCAGCTCCTTCCCTGATGGCATCTTTGTGGCTTGCCTTCATTGTCTCAAACCATCTCGCCTTGGTTTTATGCTCGTAATACTGCCGGCGGGCATATGGGGCAAGGTATTCAATAGAACCAGAACCAACCACCGTACCAAGCGTCCCGGACTTAATCAGCATCCCGGTTCTTCTCGGTGTCAATGGATTCATGTAGCGCAGACACTCGGAATCCACAAATGCCTGCGCCCTTGAAAATCCCTCCGCTTTTTTCTGTGCGAATCCCGGAGCCCATTCCAGCCGTGCCGTGGTAGAACCATTCTTACCAGTCACCGTAAATACACTGCCTCTCGGCGTTGTGATCCGGAATTCTTTCTTTCCAGCCATCTTACTCGCCTCCGATCCGCCAATGCGGAACCGTACCAAACCGGTTGTCCGACCAGCTTGTAACCTTGCAGTGCTTCTGGAACACGGCTTTCAGATCTGCAGGCTTTTCAATTGCAATCTGACACTCTCCCAGGACAATCTGATCATCATTCTGTATGGTCCAGTATCCATAACCGCCACAGCAGGCGAACTGATCCGGCGGAAGATACTGCCCTGCTTCCGGAATATCCGCAGGAATCCGGATTTTGTAGACCTCCGCACTTTTCAGTCCGTTATCCGTAACTGCAGTCTTATGGTCCACATGGACATGGACACCATGCAGGACGGTTCGGTTCCAGGTATCGTAATGTGTGGAATCACCGCTTATTCTGTTATAAACCGTAATGTCACTATTCGTAATCATCATCCACCACCAGATCCATAAGTCCTGTATTTACCAGATATACTTCTGCAATCCTGTACAGCATCGAATCTACTGATCGGCTTACATCAAACGATACGGAATACCCATCGTTGTTCTCAGATGTTATTCCATCTCGCTGATCATACTTATATGCACAATCACACATCTCACAAAGTGCTGTCTTTGCCTTTGCCGGCCAAGCACCTTCTTCCATTCGGTCAAATGTATATCGGTTCAACCTGGCACTCATTTTTACTTCGACAGATTTCCAGTGGCTCTCTGGAATCAAAGAGCCGCCAAAAGAATCCTTGTAATACTCATATGTTACATTCACCTGATCACATCCTACTCTGCTACAGTATGAACATAAATGCCATCCTTTTTGTTGTCTTTACATTCTGCAATACCAACCGTTCTGTATCCGAATTTCCATCCATCTGCAGTCTGGTTCTGATCCGGAGAAATAACCTTAGATACAGTATGTTTCTGGTACTGAATTGCAGCCTGTTTATCAACAATCAGGAAGTTCATTGCGACTGCACCGGTATCTTTTGTAAATCCTCCGGCACCCGAAGCATTCAGTTTTACCTTATCGTAAAATCTTCCTGATGGAACCTTGATGATTCCCGCAAATCCTTCAATTGCTTTCTTAGATGCAGTTGTATCTAAGTCCTCAATCAGTCCATATACTGTCGGATTGATAAACAGATAGCATGTACTAAGATTTGCCTCGGCATTCTCAATCTTTCCTCTTGCAGTTCTGAGTGCTGCTAAAGCCTCTTTTCCTGTTGCAA